ATGCTTAGTTCATCTACACACTGGTCCGCCGACCTCGAAGAGTCAATGCAAGTTGCCAGTCAAGACTCCTAATGGTGCTTTGAACAGGAATGGTGTGCATGCAGCTGCCGCAGCTCTAGCCGGAGCTCGATCTCCACTCCAGGCTCCTCCCGATCAGAAGGCGAAAGCAGCTAGTGCATTGAGGAGGTATTACAGTCAATTGGGAGAAACTCCTCCAGATTCGTTGAAGCAGTCAGCGATTGATGAAATTGTTGACGACATTCTCGAGCATCATGGCGTTAAAGGAATGAGATGGGGAGTTCGTAGGGAAACAACTAGGCAGATCAACGCCATGAGGAAGGAAGTTCATCAGAAGCATGGCGTAGGAAAGGTGACTACAGGTTTTCATCGAGGAGATGCCAAAAAAATCGTAGCAGCTAATAAGGAATTTAGACAGCGTAAAGCGCAAATTCTAAGAGATGCTAAGAGTAAACCTAGTAGGAGAGATATTCGTAGAGGATCGACCGACGCAAGAACAAAACTTCGGATCGGAGAAACCAAGCAAGACTTTAAAGATGCACGTAAAGATGCTGCTTGGTTAAAGAAAACTCACGGAGCAAATATTGCTAGGGGAAGACTATCTGGAAGAACTACTGAGACTATTGCTAGTGAAGCTGTTAAAAAGATGAAGTCTGATGTCAAGGCTATTAACAAGAAGCCTGAATACAATACCAGACAAGCCAAGAAATCAATCAAGAAGTACAAGGGTTGGTTGAATACTTCTGATCCGATTGCAAATAGGTATAACCAAGAAGTTAGTCACGCTTATATGGAGCAAGTCAAAATAGCTGCAGCTAAGCATATGCAAGTCAGTCCAAGTGGTAAGTGGCAAGATGAGTTCAGATCAGGTGGGAAAGGTCCAAACGGTTATTGGTACATCGGAATCAAGCAAGTAGATGGCGAAGTTAAGCATGCTGTTATCTCTGATCCTGATCTTGCTATTCGTGTTCGACCGATCTTTGACGAAGAAGGTTATATTGTCGACTTCGAATTTCTTGGAGATGAAATGGCTCATAGTTCAATCGTCGACGATATTCTTGAGCACCACGGCGTCAAGGGTATGAAGTGGGGTGTTCGCCGGAAGGCTACTGTAGGCCCTACTGAAGTTATTGTCAGGGATTCGAGAGTCCCAGGTAGTAGAAGGCTCAAGACTACCGGTGGTAAAGGACATCCGGCAACTCAAGAAGCTATAAGTACGCGTACGATTGGGCAAATCGGTAGGAAAAGCGGTACCAAAGCTTTAACCAATCGGCAACTGGAAGAGTACAACAAGCGGTTGCAACTTGAACAAAATTTCAAGAGACTTTCAACCCAAGATCTAAGTCCGGGTAAAAGAATGGCTCTCAAAATCCTCGGGCAAACTAGTAATCAAACATCTCAGAATGTTGCAAACGAAGCTTCAGCTGTAGCAGTCAAGAAAGCGATTAAATTAGCAGCAGTTGCCGCTTAGAATGGGGGTTAGCGTGAGCCATGTCCAAAGCTGTTCACACAATTCCCGTTCCTCGAGGGATGAGTCCTGAACAAGCATGGGAAATGATCAAACGTGGAGAGAAATTGAAGGATCTTCATCCACGTTGGGCAAACATAGAGACGGATGAGAAAGGACATTTTCTACATCTACTAGAAGTGGATAATGATGATGACTAATGAGTCTTTCTAACACGGCAGTTCCGATCTATTACGGACAATTTCGTGATGCAGTCCTTAGAGGTCAGGTTCCAGTAAATCGTGAAGTCTCTATGGAGATGAATCGGATCGATTCGCTCATTTCCAACCCTAACATCTACTATGATGATCAAGCCGTTGAGGGATTTATTAGATATTGTGAAGGGGAGCTGACGCTAACTGATGGATCAGATCTACATCTGCTGGATTCTTTCAAGCTTTGGGCAGAGCAGATCTTTGGATGGTATTACTTCGTCGAACGAAGCGTCTATGTTCCTACAAAGGAGAATCACGGCGGTCATTATGAAAAAAAGCTGATAAAAAAACGTCTCACGCTTAAGCAGTATCTAATAGTTGCTCGTGGTGCAGCTAAGTCAATGTATGCTTCGTTGATTCAGAGCTATTTTCTCAACGTGGATACGTCTACGACTCACCAGGTTACAACTGCGCCGACGATGAAGCAAGCCGACGAAGTCATGTCTCCTTTCCGTACAGCTATCACGCGCGCGCGAGGACCTCTGTTCAAGTTCTTAACCGAAGGCTCTCTTCAAAATACCACGGGGTCTAGAGCCAATCGCGTGAAGCTGGCAGCGACGAAAAAGGGTATCGAGAACTTTCTCACCGGCTCGTTGCTCGAGGTTCGCCCAATGGCCATCAACAAGCTTCAAGGTCTTCGTCCAAAGATCTCTACTATCGACGAGTGGCTCTCGGGTGACCTTCGAGAGGATGTTGTCGGTGCTGTCGAACAGGGAGCGTCTAAACTTGAGGACTATTTAATTGTAGCTATTAGTTCGGAGGGAACTGTCAGAGCTGGTTCGGGCGATACCATCAAAATGGAGTTAGCGGACATCCTCAAGGGTGAGTACTTGGCACCGCATGTTTCCATTTGGCATTACAAACTCGACGAGATCGAGGAAGTTGCTAATCCGGCGATGTGGGTAAAGGCGAATCCTAATCTAGGAGCTACGGTTTCCTATGAGACGTATCAGCTTGATGTGGAAAGGGCCGAAAAGGCTCCAGCATCTCGAAATGACATTCTCGCGAAGCGTTTTGGAATTCCGATGGAAGGCTATACGTACTTCTTCACGTATGAAGAAACCCTTCCACATCGTGCTCGTGAATTTTGGCAGATGCCTTGCGCGCTCGGAGCGGACCTATCTCAAGGGGATGATTTCTGTGCATTCACGGCCTTATTTCCTCTTGGACGAGAGAAGTACGGAGTTAAGACGAGGAGTTACATAACCGAGCTCACGCTGATGAAACTCCCTGCGGCTATGCGACAGAAGTATGAGGAGTTTATCAACGAGGGCAGTCTCCATGTAATGCCTGGAAATATTCTCGACATCATGGAGGTTTATGAAGATCTCGATCGCTTCATCCAGACTTCCGAGTATGATGTTCGGGCTCTCGGTTATGACCCGTACAACGCCAAGGAGTTCGTCGCTCGCTGGGAGGCAGAGAACGGACCATTTGGGATAGTGAAAGTGATTCAGGGAGCAAAGACTGAGTCGGTACCTCTGGGTGAGCTCAAGATCTTGAGTGAGGAACGACTTCTCATCTTTGATCAAGCACTTATGTCCTTTGCGATGGGTAATGCGATAACTTTGGAAGATACTAACGGGAATCGAAAGCTTTTGAAGAGGCGTCAGGACGAGAAGATCGATAATGTCTCAGCTCTCATGGATGCTTGGGTTGCATACAAGCTGAACAAGGAGGCGTTTGAATGATGCCTGCTAATCGCGCAATCAGTATCGGAGAGATTGCGCTGGTTGCAATCGCGGTTTGTCTTATCATTGCTCTCATCTTCGGGTGGGGGTAATTGAGGAGGGTGCATATGATGGTTTCTCTTGAAAAACCTGGAAGCCCTCAAGAATTGGTGCATCACGGGATCAAGGGAATGAAGTGGGGTGTTCGGAGATCAGTAAACACATCCGGACAAACAACTAGCACGTCTAAAAAGCCAATGTCAACTAAGAAAAAAGTTGCTATTGGAGTTGGTATTGCGGTTGTTGTAGTAACTGGAGCTATAGTTACAGGACTTTTACTTAAAAAATATGGAAAGCTTCCTACTAAAGCATTTACACATCCGGAACCGTTTAAGCATCCTAAAGCATTTACACATCCAGAACCGTTTAAGCATCCTAAAGCATTTGTGCATCCTGACTCTTTTACGCATCCTGAATCATTTAAGCATCCTAAAGCATTTACACATCCGGAACCGTTTAAGCATCCTAAAGCATTTTCTCATCCTAAAGCGGCGGCAAGAGGACGTTCGGTGGTAAAACAAATTCTAAGAGTACATAAAAATGTGCCTGCACCAGATGCTAAATTATTGGCTGATCATCAAGAAGATCTAAGACGTTTGGCTGCAGAAGCGGATTGGTCAAAGGATTGGGTCGCGATTGCTAAACAAAATAATCCTGGAGTATTCAAGTAAATAAAGGAGGTGAAGTGGCAAAAATTGGCGCGGCGTTGAAGCATGCATGGAACGTGTTTGCCAATCAAGAAGATCGACTCAAATCTCAGCCGTTCTACTATGGCGGAAGCTTGAACGCAAGACCGGACCGTACAAGACTTCGAATTCCTAATGACCGTTCCATTATCTCTTCGATCTATACACGTCTGAGCATTGATGTAGCCTCCGTTGACATGCGCCATGTAAGAAATGACGATCAAAATCGCTATCTCGAAGACATTGACAGCGGTCTCAATAACTGTTTGACTGTCGAAGCCAATATCGATCAAGCTGCGCGCGCGTTCAGACAAGATGTCGCTTTGACACTTTTTGACAAAGGCGTTGCCGCGCTTGTTCCTGTTGATACTTCGATCAATCCACTGGAGACCGGTGGCTACGATATTTTGACGATGCGCGTCGGTGAGATCGTCATGTGGTATCCCCAACATGTTCGTGTAAGTGTGTACAACGAGGCGACAGGCAATCGGGAAGAGATCACACTGAACAAGAGTGTTGTGGCCATTGTCGAGAATCCGTTGTACTCGGTTATGAACGCTCCGAACTCTACTCTTCAACGTCTGCTTTACAAGTTGTTGCTTCTGGACAACGTTGACGATCAAATTGCTTCGGGGAAGCTCGACATCATTATTCAGCTTCCATATGTGATCAAGTCAGAAGCTCGCCGACAGCAGGCAGAACAGCGTCGTGCTGACATCGAGTTTCAACTTAAGGGTAGTCAATACGGTATTGCCTATACAGACGGAACTGAGAAGATCACTCAGCTGAATCGTCCGGCCGAGAACAATCTTTTGGCTCAAATCACGTATCTTACCGATAATCTCTATGCGGAACTCGGTTTGACAAAAGAAGTAATGAACGGCACAGCTGACGAGAAAACTATGTTGAACTATTGGAACCGTACAGTAGAGCCTATTCTTACAGCAATCGTAGAATCTATGCGACGTACTTTCTTGACCAAAACTGCTCGGACGCAAAAGCAATCAGTTATGTTCTTTCGAGATCCGTTTAGGTTGGTTCCGATTGCAAATATTGCAGAGATTGCTGACAAATTTACTCGTAACGAGATCATGACGTCGAATGAGTTGCGGCAAGTTGTTGGTCTAACTCCCCACAAAGATCCGAAAGCAGATCTCTTACTTAATAGCAACATGCCCGTCAACAAAGCGACTCCTGACGCTGTTCTGAATGGACGAGCCTTGGTCGTTGATCCAAGATTAAGGAAGGACGTTCAAAATGGGAGTAGAGGCTAAGCCTGACTTCAGTGGTTATGCCACAAAGGCTGGTCTTAAGTGCTCAGATGGACGGACGATCATGCCCGATGCCTTCAAGCATCAGGATAAGGCGACCGTTCCGTTGGTCTGGCAGCATGTGCACAACGAACCCAGCAATGTGCTCGGCTATGCAACTCTCGAGCACCGTGAAGACGGCGTTTATGCCTACGGATTCTTCAATGAGACCGAACAGGGTAAGAACGCCAAGACTCTAGTGGAACACGGAGACATCAAGTTTCTTTCTATTTATGCAAATCAGCTCACCGAGAAATCAAAGCAGGTAATTCATGGCTTCATCCGTGAGTTGAGTCTCGTACTTGCTGGAGCCAACCCAGGTGCACTCATCGACAATATTACTATTGCCCATAGCGATGGTGAAACGAGCGTTCTTGATGATGAGGCAGTTATCTATACAGGGGAAGAGCTCGAGCATGCAAGTGGATCATCGTCGGATACTACTGATTCCACGAATTCTACCGATTCGACCGATGAAGGTCCGACTGTGCAAGAAGTCTATGATTCGATGACTCCCGAACAGCAGGATGTCGTCCACTATATGATCGGCGTCGCTCTTGAAAGCTCTGCTCAGCATTCCGAAGATGTTTCTCACTCCAGTGAAGAGTCAGATCAGGAAGAGCAGAACGACAAAGAAGAGAAAGAGCTAGATACGGAACTTGTCCATCAGCAAGATGATGATAATGAAGAGGAAGGACGACGCATGACTCGTAATGTCTTCGAGGAGCAGAGCGGAGGCAAGAACAAGGGCGACGAAAACGTTCTCTCTCATGATGCCGTCAAGGAAATCGTCTCCGAAGCTCACAGAAGTGGCTCTCTAAAAGAGGCCGTCGAGGCATACGCCCTCAAGCACGGTATCGAGAACATCGAAACACTGTTTCCCGACGCCAAGGCCATCACAGACACCCCCGACTTTGACAGTCGTAGGGTCGAGTGGGTCTCAGGAGTCATCACCGGAACAAGGCACTCGCCCTTCTCTCGCATCAAGTCCGTCGTCGCAGACATCACCATGGACGAGGCGCGGGCAAAGGGATACATCAAGGGATCGCTGAAGAAGGAAGAGTGGTTCAGCGTCTCGAAGCGAGTCACAACCCCCAGCACGGTCTACAAGAAGCAGAAGCTCGATCGTGACGATATCATCGACATCACCGACTTCGACGTCGTGGTCTGGCTCAAGGCCGAGATGCGCCTCATGCTCGACGAAGAGCTCGCTCGTGCGGTCTTGATCGGTGACGGGCGTGACGTCGCTGATGACGACAAGATCAAGGATCCTGCGGGTGTCGCCGACGGTGCAGGTATTCGCTCGATCCTCAACGATCACGATCTCTATGCGGCAACAATCATGGTTGATGACAGCGGTACTTCGTCTGACATCGTCGACGGGATCATTTCGGCAATGGGGTTCTACAAGGGATCCGGTTCGCCGACCATGTACACGACTCTCCCGATGTTGACC